GGTTTGTTGTCAATTTTTTGACGGACCTTCTTGATCTTCATTGGATCAATATAACGAAGTTCCGTAATACCTTTCTTTGGATTATCTAAATCGATAACCTTGTGGTAGAATAATCTACCATCGATATACCAAGTTCTAACAATCTCGTGTGCGCGATTGTCGAAGTTCAACAAACGTTTGACATAATCAAACTCTTCACGAACTCTTTTCTTTACTCCCGCGCCAACTTCAAGATTGTCTAAGTTAATTTCGACAGGAGAATCGTAAGCGTCACTGACAATAAATTCATTGACTACTTCATCTACTGCGCTATCCACTTCGGGATGAATCGCCATATCACGATAACGACGGATCATCTCAAACTCATTGCGAGCTTGATTATCCGTATCTACATACGTTCCATAATACCCACCAGCGGCGACGGCGATGGGTTCATCAGCAGAAGGAGGGACAGGGGATTGCCCCTTCTGTCCCTCCTTTCTGTTAATCTGGAAGCCAAATAACTGACTCATGATTAAAATACAAACAGTTGAGCGTTCAACTATTTATCACTCTACAGTTCTGCTACTTGCGCCAGTGCTAGTTGGTGCTCCTGCTGCTTCAGCGTTGGAAGGTCCAGCGGTGAAGAAGGAATACTGCCACTCAACGGTAAATTCAGAAATCTGATCGTTGCTATCATAAGCAAGATCGATCTGAGAAACGTTGGTTGGGAAGCAATGATGGAGTTTGTAGGTTCTGATTGCAGAACCACCAAGCTCTTGATCTTTCTCTAGTTGAGTAACATAGAGATTTGCCATGTATCCTGTTGCGGTGTCATCAGGAAGGAATCTTGGAGCAGTGTTAGCTTCGTGAGTGTTGATGCTATTTGCCCAGTCTTCGAATAGAGCACGGATTTCCATGTCTCTATCAGCAAAGAAAGTAGCAGACCAAGTATCGAAGGTGCGGTCACCAGCGATCTTAACTGTTCTTCCTCTGAAAGGAACTTCGATAACACCTAGGTTTGAACCTGGGAGTGCAGCGGACTTACAAAGAATGTTTGTAAGATTCTTGTCGGTTGAAGTGAAGTTGCCAGCTTCATCAGTTCCATTTCCAGGGAACTGAATATCAACAGAGAACATATTGGGCTTAATGCCCTGTCCAATAGTTGATAGAAACGTTGAAACGTTATTGGTTGCCATTGTTTTTTACCTCGTAATTTTTTCTATGAATAATTATCAGCGACCTACTACTTCAGCGAACGAGACGCCAGTCTTCGTTGCAGTAACTGTGACAGTTACATAGTTGATAGAGCGGGTTGGCTTGAGGTAGAGTTCAGCAACAAACTCATTTCTGTCGATAACTTCAGGAGTGTTGTTAGACTCATCACAAACAACCAGATAATCAGTTAGACCTCTGCGTGCTTGTACGCTAGAAAGGTAAGAAGCAATCGCAGCATTGAATCCAGCACGAGTAGTTGCATCGTTCTGTTCAAAGAGTACAGACTCAGCAAGTCCTCTTGCTCTCTTCTCAATGTTGAGGAAGAGGCGACGAACATTGATTCTGTCAAATGCGCTAGGTGAAGCAAGACCAGTCTTGTCTCCAAATAGAACTGTTCCAGTACCAGGGAATGCAACAACTGGATTTACTCTATTGGTATAGAGGTCATCGCGCTGTGCTTTGTTAGGATTGAACGCTAGTTTTACAACGTTGTTCAAACCGCCACGGTTTAGACCAGCAGGTGAGAACCAATCGTCTTGCTGAATTGAAGTTGCAACACAAACTCCAGCAACATCACCATTGCAACCGATGTAACGATACTTATCGTTGAAACGGTCATAGGTGTATTTGACTCCACTGTCCAGAACAACGTAGGAACTGGAGGAGATGTTATCCATGAACGCTAGCGTGTTTGCTAGTTGCTGTGCAGGAGTTAGAGCAGAACCACCTGAGGTTGCGACTTGTGTTCCAGTCCATGGTGAGATGAATGCAACACAATCTTTTCTGCCGTTAGCAACAGCAGCAACATAACCTGCCTTAGAGATTGTATCTGCCTCGTTAGCAGCATCGCCACCCATGAGAACGAAGTCGATCTCAGTTTCTTCGGTGTCTAAGAATAGATCATATGCAGCACCAACTTCTCCAGCGGTGTATGCGTAGTCATCAGCACCACCAGATAGAGCACCACCTGCGGTAGGTAGAATTCTTGCTAGTTCTAGTGGAGCAGCAGAAGTAGCACCGTAAGATGCTGCAGTAGCACCAGGATCTTCTCCAGCAGTTGTTACTTCAGAAGCACCAAGAGCAGCACCAGCATAGATTGTGCCAGAATACTCATTAACATAATCTTTCCAGTAGATGCTAGCGCCTTCTGGAGATCTAGCGTCAGATAGTTTGGAGAGATATGTCATTCTCTCAACGATGGTGTTTGTTGCTGTATCAACAACTGCAACATGAACTTCGTCGAATGAAAGGAAACGCTCAGATGCGAAAGCAGAAGTGCCAGGGCGAGGAGCGATTGACTTGTATGTTAGACCAGTGTCACCGATTGCTTGTGAGTTGTAATCCCAAGCGGTTACAGTTTCACCAGCACCTGCTTGAGGAACAGCAGAACCTTTGATGATTTCAAAAGTGTTTGCGTCGGTTACCTTGACAACCTCGTGACCTACAGAAGATCCGTCTGTGTATGTACCACCAACTGATAGACCGTGAGCAGTCTTGGTGACTACATAGTCAGCACCACGATCAACGATAACAACGCGAAGGTTGTTGCCGTCAGCACCAGCATAACGTGCAGCAAACTTCTCAGAAGTTACGCCTGCTTCGAATGCTTCTTGGGTTCCGATTAGAACACCACTGCCAGATTCTGTAGCGTTTAGAACGCCAGTTGCAGCACGAACGACTGCTAGTTGTCCGCCATAGCGGAGGAATTCGGAAGCAACCAACCAATCGCCAGCGTTAGCCTCGGATGGTGTACCGAACGTATCGATAAGTTCTCTTTCAGAACTAATATTTACAATTTTGCCTACAGGTCCAGTGCGGAAAGATGATGCAATAGCAGCTCTAATTGAACTAGCTCCTACAATCACAGCATTGGAAAAATCACGTTCTCTAATAACAACACCAGGCGAGACTTGACTTGCCATGTATTTTACCTCTTAGATATCAAATTTATCTGTAAGTATTTAGATTTTTGACTCCTTCAGAGGTGGTGAGCAATGCATGAACTACCAATCAGGATATCCCCAATCAGCAAATGGGTCTCTCTTTTTTCTAGACTCCATCACCCTTTTGACAGTGCAATCTTTGCATTCGTATGCATATGCTGATGGATGACCTTTTTTATTTTTTCTTGTCAAATAAAACTCAGAGATCAAATCCTTCTTCTTTCCACAAGATCTACAAACCCTTTCTCTGAAAAGAAGGTGTTCCAGACTGAACTGATCCCCAATATCCATTAGTAGTTCCACATATATCCAACTTCTTCTTGCTTATCTCCGTATTCCCACAGAGAACCATCTGAATCAACGAAGGTATCATCACCCATACCATCGTCAATAAACCCAAAAGGAGCCATGTCCTGTTCGATTTGATTTCGTTGTTCTTCATAAATTCTCCTACGGATATCCTGATCAGTCATCTCTTTGAAATATTCTTGCATGACCAACCATGCAAATAATACCATACACATCACAAGGTCATCATGATAACCTTCGTCTGCTTCCCATGCTTGCTTCTTCTGAACAAACGTGGTAAGTTCTTGGAAGATCTGGAAGTCATTGAACAACAACTTGTCTTCCTCAATGATTGCTTTGAGGTTAGCGCAACCAATCTTCTTTACAGTCACGCTCATCTTGACACCTAGTTGTGTCTTTGATCCAGAAAATCCTTGTCCGACGACTTGTCCTGCCCTACCGCGCATAGCGCACATAAGGACGTTAGGATATTCAAGATCGTAATTAAGAGTAGCAGCAATACTATCGCCAATATCATTGACCTCTACCAGAACATATGGATTATTATATTCCTTACAAACCTGAAAGATTACTGAGGGAAACAGTACAGGTTTAATCTCATTATTTCTGTACTTTGCAACGATCTTATACGGCACCGTGGTGATATCAAACACGATGAAAGCACTATAGTCGCCACCAATTCCTCTGGCAACATCGACAGTAACAATATATTCGTGATCTTTTTCGACTCTCTCATACACGTCAAGTCCTGCATTTGATTTAATTGGATCGTGGAATGGAATGTTTTGAAGCTTTGCTGGACTAATCAACGTGTCCGCAGATCCGAGGAAGTCACACTCGAATTCCTGTGCAAACTGTCGCGGTGACGTGTTCTTGATTGTCTCCTCTTTCCACTTACTATCTCTTCCAGGGACCTGCGACCAATGGACTTCGTTAGTAACATAATCATTTTTACCACGCCTTGCATCCTCCCACATCTTATAGAAGTGGTTCATGCCATTTGGCGTAGAGATGATAATTACTTTCGTTGATTTACCAGACGTAATAGTAGGATAAACAGAGGCAAAGAATTGCTCTG